AAACGATCAAGTGGAAAATATTCGGCGAGATCCTTCCAATCTCCTCCATTAGGAACCCAGACCAAGCTCAAATCCGTATCCGGGATATGAACACTGTGCTCCTTAGAGAGGAAACATTTGAAATTTCCACCAATACTCTCTGGATCATGTCGCACAAAACTCGTCTTCAATTCTGAACCAATGGTCCACATATGATTCGGAATGAGTGCAACATTTGACCCGGGAAAGAAGGCATCACAATGGCAGACCTTCGTCTTCGCATCGATGGTCATGTGTGCCAGATTTCCTTCCACTAAACTCTGTAGCTGATCTACTGTAGTACATTTAGACTTCGCAGAACTTGGGATAGGAGATACCTCCACCTTTGCCCAGTGGATCTTCTCTACATCTCGTGCCTCAATTTCTTTAACGCTTGTGGGCGCTAAATTTCCTTGGGGATCGGGAATTGCTTTGAATTCTCTCCATACAATAGCCAGCGCGTAGATCGTGGCTATGAAAAGTCCTGCTCCAATGATATACTGAACATGTCTATCTCTGTAGTGCTTGAAAATCGCTGGCATAGCCTTACTGTCACTCGATACTTTGTCATATAAACGACGTTTCTCGAATTCAACGGCACCAGCAATAGCTGTTAGGAAAAATCCATAAGCAATCGCAACGCATACAATACAGATCCATTTTGTCCAGAACATCCACACAAATACGAGCGGCAGCATTGATGCATAAGCATATACTGACACATATGTACAACGCGCAATAACCACTGTCAAAATCATAAAAATGATATTATTTGTGATCGTGCGCTTCACACCCGTGCGGATACTATCCTTGTTGGTCAAGTAGATCAATTTTTCAATCCATGGATGTGCTATCCATGTTTGAGGAATCCAGTTGGTCCAAGTCGCAAAAGGCGACTCTTCCAACCAATTCAAGAGGGTGACTAACCCCTCGATCCCGGCGGTCTCGACTTCTCCTAAAACGTAAGCCGAAAATGGTGTCCACCAGGCCTTGAGAGCTCTTTGCTTTTTCTTCAAAAAGTACGCGGTTTTCCATCCGAATTGAACGGTATATTCCTCGTCGCATACAGAGTCATGAAATTCTTGCGAACACTCTGACATCTCATCATCCGAAGAATCGGAATCTGAA